GTTGCCAACAGCCCTGCAGTCGCTCGCAAGACACGAGGCGGGCTTGTCGTGCCAGGGACTGGTTCAACTGGCGGCTTAAACATTCCCACCACATAAGGCAATGGACTTGAACCTGACCGGTAGCGTTGACCGCCAACGCCAGGCCTACAACGAGGAGGAGGTGGGCACTGCTGCTGCCCGCTACCACCAGCTGGTCAGTAATCGGGATGCCTTTTTAGAGCGTGCCAGGGACTGCAGCAAGGTCACAATCCCTGGCCTGATCCCTGACGCTGGCTTCAACGACCGCGGCAGGCTCAAGACCCCCTATCAATCCCTGGGTGCCAGGGGCGTGAACTATCTGGCCAGCAAGCTGCTGATCAGCCTGTTCCCGCCCAACTCCAGTTTCTTCAAGCTGGAGATCGACGACCTGGCCCTGCGTGTTGCAGAGGCTGGCCCTGAGATCAAGACCGAGCTGGACACCGCCCTGGTGCAGGTTGAGCGGGCTGTCATGTCCGTCTTTGAGACATCAGGCGGCCGTGCTGCCATGCACGAAGCCTTCAAGCACCTGCTGGTGGGCGGCAACGTTCTCCTTTACATCGGTGAAGAGGGCCTGCGCGTCATCCACTTCAACCAGTTCGTGGTCTGCAGGGACCCCATGGGGAACCTGACTGAGATCGTGGTTGAAGAGGAGGTCTACCCTGACGCCTTGCCAGCCTCCATGTACGAGGAGCTGGACCCCGAAGAGGACCAGGGCGAATACACCAGCGGCCGCAGCAGCAAGAAGACCGTCAAGATTTACACCCACGTCGAGTTTGAGCAGGGCAAGTGCCACTGGTGGCAGGAGGCCAGGAACAAGGAGATCCCCGGCACCCATGGCATGTGCGATCAGGAGGTCGCTCCATGGATTCCCTTGCGCTTCAACCGTGTCGACGGCGAGGAGTACGGCCGCTCCTACATCGAGGAGTACTACGGCGACCTGCTGGCCCTTGAGTCCCTGTATCAGTCGGTCCTGGAAGGTGCTGCTGCCGCGGCTAAGATCCTGTTCCTGGTCAATCCCAACGGCACGACCAGGCCTCGGACCTTGGCCAATGCCCCCAATGGCGCCATCGTCCAAGGCAATGCGGCTGATGTGTCGGTCATTCAGAGCCAAAAGAGCCAGGACCTGGGCATTGCGCAGAACACCATCGACCGAATCGAAGGTCGCTTGCAGTTCGCCTTCTTGCTGAACACCGCCATCCAGCGCCCTGGGGAACGAGTGACCGCCGAAGAGATTCGCTACATGTCACAGGAGCTGGAAGCCGGCATCGGGGGCCTGTATTCCATCCTCACCCAGGAGTTGCAACTGCCCCTGGTGCGGCGCCTGATGCACATCCTGCGCCGTCAGCGCAAGCTGTCGCCCTTCCCTAAGGGGCAGAACGGTCAGGCACTGGTCAATCCCAAGCCTGTGACTGGCCTTGAAGCCATTGGCCGCGGCGATGATCGCAACAAGCTGGTGCAGTTCATCACGACTGCTGCCCAGACTTTGGGTCCTGAGATCGCTCAGAAGTACTTGAACCTGGATGAAGCTCTCCGCAGACTTGCGGCGGCTGAATCCATCGACACCACTAACTTGGTGAAGACCGCAGAACAGCTGGATCAGGAGAGCCAAGCTGCAAACAACCTGCGTCAGCAGGATCTGCAGCGTGAACTCCTGATGACCGGCCTCAAGTCCCCTGCATTGGGACAGGTGGCCGCCAACTACACCCAACCAGGAGCCCCCTATGGCCCGCAGTACCCAGAAGGAAGCGACCCAACCGCCCCAGGAGCCGTCCCCAACGCCCTCCCAGCAGCCCAAAACCAACCCGGTGTCCCTTCAGGGCCCGCCGGCTGACGTCCCTCAGTACGGCCCCACTGAAGAGATCGTGATTGGCGAAGTGAAGGCCAAGCCTGTTGCTGAACCTGCCCCGACCCCTGTCGTCGAATACGGCGACGACGGCTCGATCACCATTATCTGAGACCATTCATGCCTGAACCCATCACAATCACCGAACAGCAAGCCCCAGCACTGTCCCCAGAAAACGAAGAAATGCTCAAAGCTCTCCAGTCGGAGGGTGAAGAGCAGGAAGAACAGGGTGAACAGCTGCTGGCCGGTAAGTACAAGTCCGTCGAGGACCTGGAAAAGGCCTACCAAGAGGCCCAGCGCAAGCTGAGTCAACGTGGTCAGGCCGAAGAGACTGAGGAAGAGGCTGATCAAGCCGATGACTCCGAGGAGGAGAAGCCTCAGTCCGGCGATGCCAAGGAGATCTACGGCGAGTTCATCGGCTCCCGCCTTGATGAAGCTGGCATCGACTTCTCCGACATGAACTCCCGCTGGCAACAGACGGGTGAACTAACCGGAGACGACTACGAACAGCTGGAAGGCGCTGGTTTTACCAAGGAGATGGTGGATGCCTACCTCTCTGGTCTCCAGTACAAGGCTGTTCAGGACAATGCCCTGACCATGCAGCAGGTTTCTGCTCTCAAGCAGGAATACGGCGGCGAGAAGGGGTACAACGAGATGCTGGCCTGGGCTGCAGACAACCTTTCCGAGGAAGAGGTCGCCGGTTTTAACGAGATTGTCACTGGCAACAGCACCCTGTCTGCTGTGCGCATGGCCGTCTCTGGCCTGCACGCCAAGTACATCTCCAAGACTGGTGTCGAACCCAAGCTGATTGGTGGTCGTGCTCCCAAGAGCAGTGCTGAGAAGTTTGAGTCGACGGCTCAGCTGGTTGAAGCGATGAAGGATCCCCGTTATGCGGCAGATCCTGCATACAGACGGAAGATTGAGGCACGTCTTGCCAGGTCTTCTATCTTTTGATTGAGAGGAAAGCCCGGGCCCCGCAAGGGGCCTTTTTTATTGCCTTGCCTTGTGTCTACACTTCAGTCACCTAGACCTTCTCACGGAAACGACGGCCCTCTGCGGAGGACACCCCCAGTGGAAGGAGGCGAGGTCGGGGTAACAACCCAACTTCTCTAGGAGTACAGCAATGGCTGCCCCTAATTTTGACGCTTCGCGTCTTGGCCTCATTAACAACGCCGGTGGCGGCACCTGGGCTGGCGATAACGCCATGTTCCTCCAGGTGTTCGCTGGCGAGGTTCTGACTGCCTTCCGTAAGGCGACCATCTTTGAATCTCTGCACACCGTGCGGACCATTTCGTCCGGCAAAAGTGCCAGCTTCCCCCTGATTGGCCTCAACAGCGCTGCCTACCACACCCCCGGCACCATGCTGACGGGTACTCAGGTCAAGCACGCTGAGGCTGTCATCAAGATCGACGACAAGCTGGTCTCCAACGTGTTCGTGGCCGACATCGACGAGGCCAAGAACCACTACGACGTGCGCGCCCCCTACTCCACCGAGATGGGCAACGCTCTCGCCTACACGTTTGACAAGAACGTGGCTGCGATGGTTGCCAAGGCCGCTCGTACTGCCACCAACTTCAACACCGACCTGCCTGGTGGCACCCGCATCAAGATCGTGGCTGCCTCCAAGTCCGCGATCACCGGTGCTCAGCTGGCCACTGCGCTGTTCAGCGCAGCCCAGAAGATGGACGAGAACAACCTCCCCGAGAACGACCGCTATTGCGTGCTCGCTCCGGCCGAGTACTACAAGCTCGTCCAAGAGACCAACGTGATCAACCGTGACTGGGGCGGTGCTGGCGCTTATGCCGACGGCACCGTGCTGCGCGTGGCTGGCATCACCATCCTCAAGTCGAACCACCTGCCCACCACCAACCGGACCAGCACCACCGGTGAGCAGAACGACTACACCGCCAACTTCACCGACTCTGTCGCCCTTGCCTTCAACAAGATGGCAGTGGGTACCGTGAAGCTGATGGATCTGAAGATGGAGCAGACCGGCTCTGACGTCCACGCCCTCTGGCAGGGCACCTTCATGGTTGCTTCGATGGCTCTGGGTACCAACATCCTGCGCCCCGACTGCGCCGTGGAGATCTACACCGCTACCAGCTGAGCGGTTCTACCGGGGGCCCTTCGGGGCCCCTTCCCCTTTCTGAGTTGACCGATGGCACTGGCTCGTACCACCTACCTGGAAGCGATCAACCGCATCCTCCAGATGATGGGAGAGGCACCCATCAACAGCCTCAACGGCCAATACGGCCTTGGTCAACAGGCCGAAGAAATGCTCAAGGACGTCAGCCGCAAGGTGCAAAGCGACGGCTGGTCCTTCAACACCGACTACGAACGGGAGCTGGTTCCTGACACTGTCACCAAGGAGGTGGCAGTTGGAGCCAACGTCAGCCGGGTTGTGGTCGATCCCTACAGCTACCCGTCACTGGACGTGGTGCAGCGCGGCAGCAAGCTCTACGACCGCCGGGCCAACAGCTACCAGTTCACGGACAAGTTCAAGGCTGACATCACCTACATGCTGGAGTGGGAGGAGCTGCCTGAGCACGCCCGCCAGTACATCGCCGTTAAGGCTGGCCGGCACCTGCAGGAATCCATCCTGGGCAGCGCAGACC